GTATACCGTATGCATTGTACTCTGTAATTACTGTGTCTTGTTTATTACCAGTAATATACTCTATGATACTTTTCTTAGAGTCGTCCCACGTTCTCTGAGCCTCTGGTTTGAAGGCTAACATCGCGGGGTTGATAACAGGCAAAAATTTATCTTCTACTTTCTTGCCGGAATATTCTGTTACTGAGTTAATTTTTGTGAAATATTTCAAAGCATCACTACCGACGAGAATAACCCATTCGTATTCTTCTAGGTCGATTTCGATATCACAATCTCGTTTTAATACTTTCTTTATATTGGGGTCTGAGCATAGCTGATATTGATCAAACTCAAACTCTCCGTCAAATTCTTTTTTATAGTTGGTTCTACTTGGTTTCGTCTCTACGAGGGCTACCTTAGCCATATAATTTACTCTTTAATTTGTGAACAGAACCTTCAGGTAGTGCACCTGGGTCGCTCTGTTTTAGATGAATGTTGCTGGTGTGCAAACCTACTCGCTCACACATCTCCTTTACTCTTTCTGCGGCATGCTGTCCTGCATCGTCGCCATCAAAGAATATATGTACAGAATTTACTCCTTGTATAGAAAGCATCTGTAGCTTATCTTCGTTTATATTCTTTGTACCAAACGTACAAATTGCATTCGTTAATCCCTTATCATGCAAATTTATCATATCGTATATACCTTCTACTAGTATAACGTCACCTTGTATCGGCTCTACTATAGGGAATAGAGGCATCTTCGCACCCGCAGGCGAGATCATATACTTAGGCGTTCCGCCTGTAGTATGACGACCATTAAATGCTACTATACGACCTGATATATCTCTTATTGGAAAGTTAATTCTTCCTATATAATCAGGGTCGGCTTGATGAAACGCTTCAAACCTTTTATACGTTTCTGGTCTTATATTTCTCCAGTTGCCAGTATACGGCATCATATTCTTGGGAAAAGACAAACCAATACTTTCTGACCTCTTATCTTTAATTTTTTTCTTTAAAAGTTCTCGTCGTAGTTGTAATTGATTTGCCTTTTCCCCAAAATATGTAAACAAGTTTCCCTTGTACTCGCAAGAAAAACATTGAAATATACCCGTAATCTGGTCTATCCTCATACTAGGATTTTTATCTGGGTGTTCGGGATTTAAACAGCTAACTAAGAAGTCTCCGCCTTTGGGTATAAAATACACATCACGTTGTTTGAGTAACTCTTCTACGGTCAACTACTTATCCTCTTTTATTAAACACAATTATACTCGAATTAACCTAATATGTCAAGAACTATTTTTAAATATCATTTATATCTTCACCAGTCTTATGCGATGAATCTTCTTTCTCTTTAGGTGTTAATGCGGTTTCAGGACCGATTTTTAATGAGTCCCAGTTTACTGTGGAGGTAAAGGAGTCCATACCACCTCTACGCATCTTCACACAGTTAAAGGTCATACACGCATCTTCGTGGTCCCATGTTTCTAATGTATAGGCGGCATCACAAGCATCAAGAATGCCCTTTGCGAAACGCGCCTCTCCACTAGCATCTGTTTGATAGGGTGACATAACAGTACAGTTGTACTCTTGTGCCATCTCTTTTAGAGCTTTACTAACTTCTATCTGTTCAGTCCAGTCGTACTGTTGCCCTCTGCCGGGAAGACTTGACCGTTTTACTTGGTTTATATAATCAACGATAATGACACCCACGTTTAAAGGACGAACTTTTTTATCAAGCTCGGCACGAATTTTAGACAGGGTAAGAGAAGGCTCATAGATAATGTCAAGTTGCTGCGTCGGGAGGAGCGCACCTTCTTTCAATTTTGAATGAAACTTGTCAAAGTCACGATGTTGTTTATACTCTTTCAAACGGTCTTGTCCCAACACAAAGCGTTCTGACCACCACGTAGCAACATTTTCCCACTCTACTATACTAAGATTCTTAGTACGAAGTCGAGAGAAAGGGACACCAGTGGCTATGGAACAGCAGCGTTGTATGATATCTCTGCTATCCATCTCAATAGTGAAATACATAGCAGATTTACCAGAAGCTACAACATTGTTAGCAATGTTTGCACATATAACAGACTTACCAGCTCCTCGCTTACCACCTACCATTACTAGATCCCTAGGAGAGAACTGAACGGTATGGTCGTACTCGGCATTTAATCCGAGAGGTATGTACTTAGCTATATCTTCTTCTGGTTCAAACAAGTTAATACGTTGCATACTTTCTTGCGGATCATCCAAATCAACTCTATTCTCAATGTCTAAGACAATTTGATGGAGGTGATCGACGGACTCTTGAGCATTCTCGAACGCTACAGAGTTGTCTACGAAATCTTCCAATGAATCCAGAATTTGTTTTTGAGTATATTCGTTTTTCAGGTACTCAAGCAACATATGTGGCTCAGAATCAACCTCGACGGCTTCAACTGCATATAATTTGTCTCTTGTACCTGAATCTCGAATCTCAAGTTTTAGATCATCAATCGAGGGCAATCTATGAAATTCACCACAGTGTTTATCAATTACTTGATATAAACCATGATATTCACTAGGCAAATAATGCTTGTGGGTAACACTCCAAGTCTCAAAGTCTCCGAGTGTTAGCACTTGCCTTATTAAAGCACTAGCGATATTCAATGAAAGTCTCCCGATTTCAAATCTAAAAAGTGAGTAGACCCCGTAGAGCCTACTCTGATTTACTAAAAAGGATTAAGCAGATGCTTTTTCTTTCTTAGCAGCGCCATCATAGTCAGCAGCTGTTAAGCCTCGACGAGTTAGCATAGTTTTGACACCACGAGCAGTTTTTCCAATCGACTCAGCGATTGCATCAACAGTCATGCCGTCAACAGCGATTCCAGCCAAAGGATCTTCTTTAGAAGCGCCTTTAGTAGTCTCTTGACGCGGAATAGCGTCAATGTCGCCAGAACGTAGAAGGCTAAGAGCCTTACCGCGAACAGAGTTCACAGTACGATCAAGCGCGTCAGCGATTGCTTCAACAAAAGCACCGTCTTGTACCATAGATACAAAGGTAGCTTCTTCAGATGGAGAGTACGTTCGTACAGCTTCAACTTTAGGAGCAGGCTTGACGTGGTCAGTCATTTCCATAGACAAGATTTTGCCTTGGATTGACTTAGCAGAGAAAGCACCATCTTCAAAATGGTTAGCGATTTCTGCATAAGTGTACTCTCCACTATTGTCAGAGACAAAAGCTGCTAGAGTATCTTCTTGAGCATCGCTAAATGCTCGAGTTGCACTGGCAGATGCCAGTTCTACTTCGTATCCCATCTTTCGCAATTTGCTAGAGATAGATCGAGTAGAGGTTTCAAGGCTTTCAGCTGCTGATGCAACAGTGCCTTGAGAAACGGGGCTTTCGCCACCGACAAAATCAGTTAATTGAGCAGTACGCTCGTCAGTCCACTTAGGTAAGGACATAATTTTATTCTCCTGTTAAATCTAAAAGATTTGTTATGATTTGAACACCAGAGTCTCTGGCTTTCTTGGTTTTTGCGGATTCAACACCGCTCTCGTTTACTAGGATTGTTACATCTTTTGTTAAGCTCGATTTAACCCCATATCCAAGTGCTGTTAAAGTATTTTTAGCTAAGGCTTTTGTCTTATAGCTTTTTAACTTACCTGTTATACATACTATGCCCTTGCTTACGGGGGTATTACTAGTCTTTATAAACTTGAAACTAAACGGTAGTAATGATACTTGATAAAACTCTTCCTCTATCCAATTACATAGGTTGGTTGAGGCTTTATCGCCTAGGCCAGCAGTACGGCACAAATCATAGTCTATTTCTTCGATATCTTCGCAGACTTTAGAAAGTTTTTCCGATGCTGTTTTGCCTATCAACGGTATACTAAAAGCAGGCAGTAACACGTTTAGTGGTGCATTTCGTGAATTTTGTATTTCTTTGTACAGCTTTTCTCCTAGCTTAACCGAGTCTAGGGACTCACATATATCTGTCATAGATAGATCGTAAATCTGTTCAAGAGAACGTATACCTAATTTATCTATAGATGCGGGGCCAAGACCCTTAATTTTAAGAGTGGAGGAAAAATGCTCTACTAGTTTTGATACTTTAACACTACAAGATGCGTTTCTACAATACAAAAGATAATTTACTGATTCTAAGACCGAATTGCAACTAGGGCAATTTACTGGGGCTTCGATTTCGGTCATTTGTCTTTTCCTTTGAATTGAAAGAGTATTATACGGAACTTTGGGGTTTTTGTCAAGAACTATTTTTCTGAAGGTAGACCTACTCTATGCGTCTAAGAACGCGAGGTATAATCTCCCCAGAACGTACAACTTCTACTTGACAACCTATTTCCAGGTTTAAGTCTCTTATGTACTCGATGTTATGTAGCGTCGCCCTAGCAACAACCGCACCCCCGATCGTAATCGGAGATAAGATTGCTACTGGACTAACTACACCACTTTTACCGATCTGCCAAACTACATCTTCCAATGTAGTAATGACACCCTCGGCTTGTTCCTTCAGAGCAAAAGCTCCGCGAGGGTGGTTAGAAGTATGTCCTAGCCTTAAATACTTTAAATTATCACAAAGTCGATAGACAAGTCCATCAGTAGGATAATCACTCGTATCAAATGAATCTACAACAGTAAAACCGTGAAATTCTAGTCTGCGCAAAGCACCACTATATTGCTCGGAAAGTTCTGGTGTAGCATCGTAAGCAACAAACACTAAAGGGCGAGTTTTGAACTCTTCGAGTCCTTCTTCTCCCTTTAGACCGAGCGACCCCGCAGCGAAATTGCGAGAGTTCGGAATACTACTAGGGGCAACAACCTCCCCTGTTATTTGGATTAAACGCTTCTCCATAATCTCCGTAGGGACTAAGGTGGACATTTTATCCGTGATGTCTCTACCTTGCTTACCGTCACCCCGAGTTAAAGCTAACTCTAGGCATCCGTCTGCATATAGTAAAGAGACAGCAGCTCCATCAAGTTTAGGGCTACATACGCAATCATTTATATCCAAAGGAGCTTTAGAGATGTCAAAACATTTCTGCAGTGAATACATCTGGTAAGTATGCGGAATCGCATCCGTAACAGTATACCCTACTTTATTGTAGTTATGTTTATGGGCTAGAAGGTCGAACTCACTATCAGAAATAATGGGCTTACCTTCATAGTACATCTTACTCGCTATGTGTAGAAAATCTTGCATTTATAGTTTTCCTAAATTTGAAGAACTATTATACGCAATTCTAAGCATCTTGTCAAGAACTATTTCAACTTGACCTTAATCAATCAAGGGCGTTAGGTGCATATCAATCTTACCGAACTTGTAAGTGCCCTTAGGCCAAGGATATACTGCATCCTCTTTAAGAGGATAACACCTAAACATTTCTATATTAAAATACTTACTAATAGTACCATACCACCAACCATCGGTCTGTACCATTATATGAGCATTCCTTCCATCCCTTAAACGACAGAAAGAAGGAACTAGGGAAATGATAAAATATGCTTCTTTTTTAACAACCCTTTTTAAGTCTGCTAGTACATTATGTAAACATTCAGGTTCTACGTGCTCTAACACATCTAAACATATTACAAAATCGTTAGGTTCAGGAGTTTCACTTATCTTGGCGATTGCAGGATCGTACTCTGTTATATCGAACTTTGCCATAGACTTGCACTTTTTCAGTGTGCCTCTACCTGCTCCATAATCTAGAAACTCTTTCGTACCACTAGCCTCTAAGAAAGGCAGCAATCTCTCCGCCATAAGATGGGATGTAACTCCCCACT